CCGTGCGCACGGTATAGCCTTCGATATGTATGCCACTCAGCCGGATAAGCATGTACGTTTTGACTGTCGCCAGATTGTCAAACAGTGACAGCAGAGTCAGCACGTAGCGAAGCTGTCTCTGCGTCATCTTCTGCCATGAAGTAGGCGCATAGAGGTCTATGCTGCCATCAGCCAAAAATGTAGGCCGGTGCGTCCTTAGTGTTCTGAAAATTCTCATGATGGTTTACTGGGTATCCGTGTTCAGCATATATGGAATATTTCTCCAAGTCAGAGTCGAGCATGTTCAGCAGTCGGCGCATCTTCAGTTTGACGGCCTCCTGGTCACCGGCAATCCAGAGGTTGATGATGTGTTTGCACTGGAAGATGACCGGTTTGTCATCGTCAGACACCGTGCCACATCGTACAGCATTCAGCAGATGATCCATATACTGGTTGCTCAGTTTCAGGCGCAGTGCTTCGTCGGCCTGTCCGATGAGACGCAGGGCAGCCTGCCATTCAAGATGCGAAGCCGCAGGGCCTTGCATCTTCTGCAGCATTCTGAAGTCATAGAATAACGTATCGATATTCTCCTTTGCCTGGTCAGTTGCGCCCCAACCGTCCACATGACAGAGACGGAAGAGGAGTTCACCATGAGCCCGCAGCGCACTGTCACGAAGATGACCTATCAGGGCATCCACACGCTGCTTAGAGGCAGGAGCCATCTGATTGGAGCTGACCACGCCGAAGCCGGTGGGAGTCAGTACCAGGTCGAGCTGTCGGAACACGTCGAGGAAAGCATGGATAGCCACCCATTGCTTCACGGCCACAGTCAGCTTTTCATTATTCTCTCCCTCAGCGGCTGACGTCCCCACATCTCCGAGAACGTCAGCCTTGCATTCATCATATGAAGCCGAAAAATGCGGCTCCACCTTCTCATATACCTCCACATGGGAGGACGTCGCAACACTCAGTATCGCCTCAAATTCACTCTTGGTTATTTCCATTGCCTTCATTATTATTGGTTACTTCCTTAGCATCCTTATTCTCATCGAGGGTGGTGAGCATCAGCATGGGCACGTCGACAGTCACGTTTTCGCTCCATTCGTTATAGTGGAGGATGACGTGGTAAGGCTTCATCATCACGTCGTGGAACGGCTTTTCAAGTGCCTGCTTCATGGTGAACAGCTCGCGCTTATCTGAGCCGGAATTGTTCATCTGGCTTTTACCCGGTGTGGCTCCAATTAAATTAGGATGTACACCGAAAGCAAAGCACAGCGTGTTGGCAGCCTCCTGCATGTCGTCGGCCCAATCGCCACCCTCTTTCTTTCCCTGGTTCAGGTTGATGACACGAACCATGGAGTGCTCCTTGCCTGAGGGGTCAACGTAGTAGCCGCTGATGAGTGCCTTACCTGCATTCTTCGGACCGCATACAAAGTCGATGATACGCTGCTTTTCCTCCTTTATACGTGCCTTGCGCCCATTTTCATCAGTGATGCCATCATTGTCACAGACAACATCCCAATAGTCATCATGCACTTCGATCTGTAAGCGTGGCGCTGATGTATTCTGGATCATGAACCGTTTGCCGATGCCTATCAGTTCGTAGATATCAAACCATGAATCACGGAAGGCAGAGAAATAGTAGGGTCTGGAATACACCTGACGGCCAGGTGTGGCCATGCGGCAAACAATGGCAAACTCGCAGTCCTTGCCGTCCTTCGGTGCCTTGCGCTTCTCGCCTGTCATGGGGTCGGCCTCCTTGCCCATGCGGACCATCAGGTCGCCCAAGGGGTCGTAGAAGTCAAGCATCGGCAGCACCTCGATATCTTTTGGGTCTGGAGCACCGTCGCGCCAGTCACCATACAGCACGTATTCGAAGCGCTTCTTACCTGCCAGACGGGCAAAGCGGCAGTAGCACATCTCCTTGTGTCGCACCTTCACTATTCGGCTATGGTCACGGCAGAGGATGATCTTCGTGATGGAGGTGAAGAAGAACTTCATGTCCGTGGCCTGCTCTAGGAACAGCTCGTGCAGCGAGTTCCTGAGGCAGAAGGAGCGGATGTCCGCTTCCTGTGTGTCCTCGCGCGTCTCTCTGTCAATGAAGCGTACACCCTGACCGTAGCAGGCCTGCACGTTGAACAGCTGGCACTGCGAAGTCACCATGTTCTCACCTATGCGCTGCATCACCTTGAACGGCAGCTGGTCATCATCGCCATAAGGCACATATTCGTAGTTCTGATTGCCGATGGTGACGGGAGTGGTATTCAGTTTCTCATCGAAGTCCTGAACAATGACGCGGCTCTCCTGGTACTTGGTGGCAGGGCTGCCCTCCTCAGCGATATCTACCACGCCTGCAGGGGCAACGCAGTATCGCGTCCATCCGGGTCGGTGCCCTATTGGCACCATCTCTTGCTTATACTCTTCTTTCATAGATATACAGTATGTCCGTTAAACTCATAAATCAGCACGTCAATGACGGCTCTCACTTCCCCATTCTGGGGATTCATCAGGCGGTGGATGCCACCCCGCCAGTGGCCGGTGAGCGGTAGCCATCCGATATAGTCAACCTCGTTGCCATCCTTTTTCCATGCCCTGACGTCGACTTTCTTGCGCTCCTTGCCTGCCTTATCCAGCAGCTGCAGCACCTCGTTGATATGTACAGCTTCCTTCATATTTAGTTGAATGTATGATCAAACGTGTTATCAAAGATGCGCCCCACGCGGTCCATCTGTAGCACATTATGTATGCGCTGCGCATACTGGTACGAGAATGTAAAGCGGGGCATATAGTCATAGTCGTTCTTATTCTCCGATTTCGAGTCGGTAATCACCACTTCTTTACCGCCGTCTCTGTCGGTCACCTCACCGTCGATCACGTTTACCACATACACCTCCACCGAGCGGAACAGGTCGTCGGCCCAGTTGGCCATAGCCGTGTTCAGGATGCCAGTATCAGCCTTGAAGATGCGCGTTTCCTCGATGCGGTAGTTCTTGAGCAAACCGCCGATGCGTGCCGATGAGCGCTTATAGTCGGGGCTCACCTGGTGCGTACCCGTACAGTATATATACTCCCATACACCGAACGAGTTGTAGAACTCGAGTATCGGCGCACAGTCGGGCTGCTGCATGTCCATCTCAAAGCGCTGCCGGCGTTTGCCCGCCACCACGGTATATGCCACCAGCTGCTTACCTGCCACAATAAACTGGTCGGGGCACACGTTGATACAGGTATATGTGTCGCTGCCGCCTATGGCATCCACATCATACTGGGCCGTGCTACCATCCGAGTACTCAGCTGTTACGGTGGCTGCATCATCGCCATAATACCACAGCAGCTCGCGGCGACCGGTGGCGGTAACCTTGGTACCCATCAGGATCGAGAGGAAATAACTCTCGTAGAACTCCTCGGAATCAATACCCACATCCACCATGGCATAGAGCACCTGGAAGGTGGCCGACGTCTCGCCTGCCGATATCGACACGCTGCTCACCAGCTGCTTGCGAACGTATGGTTCCAGCAGCTCGCCCAGTTCGCTCAGGGTGATGAACCCCGACACAGGCCAGAGATGTTCCTGCAGCAGCTGCTCGCCGTCGCAGGTGATGGTTACCAACTGCGAGGTGCCGTCGATGCCGGCTATCTCTACATCAGGCATACCCGAGGTGAAGAACTTGCGGCCATTTAGTGATGTTATATTGATAGGATCCATTGCATTTTTATTTTCTAAGGCAAAGGTACGAATATACCCCTGAAAGTAAAAATACAACAAAAAAAGCCGGTGGCGCATCATCACGACGGGCCACCGGGGAAATTTTCAATATTCGCAAATAAATATTAATCAACAATGTTGGATATAAACCCTAAGGTTCACGCCTGAACCCGGTCTGTGATATATCGCCAGATGGCCCACCTTGGGGAGCCGTCGGCTGCGGTAGTAATATGATAGTCGTGGGCACGCAGCCAGCCCACCACCACATCCTTCGAAATATTCATCATCGGCATCAGGTCGTCGATGATATCCTCTGTGGTCTTAGGCTCCTCTACGGCGCGGCCCAAGCCCTTATCCTCCTCGGGCAGGTTGCGCCGGAAGGTGAAGTACGAGTCCAGAAGCTCAGCCTGGCACTTTTCCTTTTCATCCAGCTGGTCGAGCCATTTGCTGATGCGCTCGGCCATTTTGTCGTTCATCTCCTTCATATATTCTCAGATTTACGCATGGCTTTAAGTATGTTCATCATATCACGCTTCAGGTTGCGAAGCGACTTAAGGGTGTCCAGAACCTGAGCAGGTTCCTCAGTCTCATCATCGATGTAATGTTCCTCGATGCAGTCAATCAGGTCCACGTTATTCTCCATCGTGGCCACGTCGCCACAGAAGCCACACAGGGCCTCCGTCAGTTCTGGGGTAAGCGTCATCTTATTCATCCTTTGGTTCCTCCTTCGTTAGTCCACACGCTTCACGCCACTGGAACGAAAGTTTCTGATGGCGCTCCCAAAGCTTATTACGCTCATCCACATAGCGGGCATGAATTTCTGCCACCTCGCTGTTGCGCTTCATATTGGCACGCTGCACACCGTCGTGCATCTCCATCTTCAACCGGCGATGCTCCAAAGCGCACTTCTCTATGGCACGATTCTTGGCAACACCCTCTTCAATCTTCGACTCGCGCATCTGGCTTTCGATGGCGCGTATCTCCTTCATATACTCCTCGTAATTCATAACTATTGCCTCCTATCCTTGAATTAAAGCACAAAATGAAATCAGGCAGAAGCCGCCTATAACGGATGCGGCAGCAAATGCCATCATGGGCAGATCTGCCTTAGTGAGAGTAATTCCCAGTGAGGGAATGTTTACTTCCCAGTTAGGGAATAATTTTTTCCCAGTTAGGGAACAATTGTTAACCACTGCACTTGCGCCATTAAGGATGGCGTGTGCTGCCTGCTGTTTCGCTGCAGAAGCGTCGGCGGGTTGCTGCATCTCATCGGCAAAGCCCTCGAACTGTAATGTCAACTGTTGCATATTGCATCGTTTTGTTAGCATGCCAGCGAACCGCACTGGCGCAGAGACAGAGAAACGGCTGCACTCCCCGTTGCTAACAAAACGATGACTCACCCGTGGGCAATTCAGTTTTACGAGAAGGCAGCCGCAGCAGTATATTACGAGTAAATACTCTGATGGCAAAAAAAATGCCCGGCTAAAACAAGCTGAGCGTCTGACGTGCGCCCTGACGGATGGACTACCATCGTTTTGTTAGCGAGGGCAAAGGTAAACAAAAATCCCGAAACCTGCAAGAGATTTCGGGAAAAAGTGATGAAAATCACCGTAAAAAGTGAATTTCAGCCCCCGAAACCTGCTTTTTATCGAAAATTATGCGTAACTTTGCAGGCATGGATACAGAGGCAATTAAGGAAAAGTTCGAGGAAATACGGCAGGAACGGGCACAGTACGGGAACGATCCCATTTTTGACGCTTGGGAGGCCAACGTCCTCTTCAGGAACCGAGAACTGGAGCACCGTGTTGACGAACTGGAGAAAAAGGTTTTCTACCAGAGTGCAGCCAACTATGCCTTTACGATTCTCATCGGACTCCTTGCCGGCGCATTCCTATTTTATGTGTTCGGATAGCCATCTCTCCACCAGATAGCCTATGGCTGCCGTCCCTATTGCTCCGAGAATGGCTATGATACCTTTTATGAGCCATCCGACACAGGTATCCACCCATTCTTTCATCTCTCTCCGTTTCCTACTCTTTTCACGCTGCTTGCGCCTGAATTCTGCTCCTTCAGGATCCTTCTGAGCCTGTATATCGTTCCATAGCTGGAACTCCCTATCATCAAAATCCGTATTCATATACCATGTTTTTATAAAAGCCGCTGCAAAGGTACGAAAAATCCCCGACATTCACATGCAGGGGAGTTGGCTTTTATAAATCTTGGTACCAATCCTGGGATTGATGCTGCAAAGATATAAAATTTTTCTGAGAGAAAAGCATCATCATGCCTTTTTTGACATTATCATTGCTTCCTCTGTTTCATTATATAAGTATGACATCATTGATTTCCATTCGTCCTTTGTGATATCCGTAACTTTATCCCCTTTTCCATCTATAGCTCTGTAAAGCCTCATTAAGTGGATTTCATCCAAGGAGATAGCACCTTTTTGGAAACCGTTTACACCTATGATGATTTTTATTTCATCAGCGTGCAGATAATAAAACCACACTATAACCTTAGACGAACTAAGCTTTTCAGTCCAAAGGAATCCTTCACCTGAATCATGCCAAATGCAGCCATCCTCTTTTATAAGACTTTTCAAATGATTGAAAAAGATAAAATCATTGTTATTTCCCATATAAATTACCTTTAGTGATATAATCGGCTACATTCAATCCGTCAATCCACCCACAATGACTACACCGGCCTGTGATTGGCGATAGAGGGCGTCCACATTTTGGACAGCCACCCTGTAATGGAGAATCTCGTAATAATAACATGGCGCAAAGGTAAGCATTTTTTTCGAAACAAATGCACAGTCTGCAGACTTTTTCATTTTTCACTCAAAACGGGAGGCAATCGCCCATGGGCGACAGGCAAGTGACCCCGTTTTTCCGCTTTGGGCCCCGAATTGTCATCTTGGAGAGTGGCAATTTGGGTCGTTTTTTGCAAAAATTCCACTATCTCCCGCACGAAAACCTCGATAAAAAGCCCACTTTAGAGGTTTGAGTGCGGAAAACGAGCGAAGCGCCTGCTTTAGCAGCCCCCACCGCCCTACGCTCCCGAGGCAATTGCCTCTTTCGTCTGAGCGGAATATGTAAGGACTTTTTACTTGTGTCAAATCGGGACGTGTGTCACCCCACCCCATCGACATCCGCGGTCATGGCGTGCCATACGACATGAAAAGGCCAGAGCAGCAATGCCCTGGCCATTATGGTTGCGCCACAGCCCAGTGGCGACTTGTGTTCAATACGGCGATTTAGAGCCGGGGCTTAAATGATACGATCTGCAGCACGGCGGATACGGTCAGACAAATCTACCAATGCGCCCTTCAGGATGCACTTCTCTTCCTCACTGAACTCTGTCGGTTTCTTATTACCATCGATACCATCCAGTTTGTGATACAGCCAAGAATTTGATTTGCCGAAGTAAGTCTTCGAGAGGTCCGCCCAGGAGATAGCCAGAAGAATGTCTTCCAGCTCTGCCTTCATTGTGCCAGTCTGAGTTTCTTTCAATGTCATTGTTGCCATAATCATGCCCTCCATTATTTGGTTTTATAATGCCCCACCACCTTTCGAGCGGTGGGGTTTTGTTTGTTAATCTTCAAGTGGTTCATCTAAGTATTCTGCAAAGAGTCTGTTGATGTAGAATCTAAGTCTTGGTTCGCCATTCGGGAAACTTCTTTTATAGTTTCTGACGGTCTCTATCAAGTCCCACTCTGTTTCTGTAAGTTCTGTTAAATGTTTCATATTTCTAAATCTTTAATTGAACACTGCAAAGGTAATACTTTTATTCGTATTAAACAAATATTTTAGTACTTATTTTCGTACTAAATCAAATATTTAACATTTCATTCTGATGAAAGCCACATTCTTGTGGCTGGGTTAGGCAAGCACCTATATGTCGCAAGACGTACATACAGGGCGGCACGATGTCATCCGAAACTGCAGTCAGAACCCGTGGAGCATAGTGGAGCATCAGCCGAGGAGTGTGCCTGGATGCAAGGAATTTCAAGGAAAATCATCGGAATACCTCATTTCCGTGACTTCACGAAAATGATGGAAGGCTGCTGATTATTTTCTGCAGAAATAATTTATGGTACTTGCAGGGCACGTGCTTCCCCTACCTTTGCAAAGGAAAAATCAAAGCCCACAGGGAAGCTGGAGAGTTCTCAGGAAAAAATAACGTGACAGCGATCAGACATCCTATCAGCCGTCGCAACAACTATCTGGAGATACACATCAAGGCAACCAATAGGATATGTGTCAACAGAAGACAGGCCCCAAGGATACGAGAGGCCAAACAAAACAGAAAGGCCACCAAGGCAGAGAAGCCACGGCAGCCCTAGACATCACCAGGAGGGTGACAGAAAGCAAATGAAAGGCAAACGACCGACAAATAAATATGGTGGAACAGAATCCATCAGCGGTGCGGCCAGAAGTACAATCAGGGAACCATGACAGGGTGGCCATGCCCCTACCGCATATATACAACAAGGTGAGGAATGCCTACCCAGGATATTCGTTAGCCTGACCACCACGACCCCAGGCTACCGGATAACGCTCAACGCCTATGCAGAGTGTGTCGAAAGCATCGGAACCGTCAGTACGAGCCTCCAAACGATCCTCTTCGGTCTCAGCCAACTTCTCGCCCGATTTATCCTTCTTTCCGTTACGCACACCTGCTGACTGAATGGAGATGAGCAAATCAGGGTTGTTGTCGCGGTTGATGAGAACCTGATGCTGGGCGCGTCCCTGGAACATACGGTTGATCAGCTCGTTTTTCTTAACATGGTCCCAGGGATTGCCGATATATTTTTCACGGACAGCCCACTGATGACGACGGAACATGCTCTTGATGATCGCGGCGAAGCTCTGACCCCTTGACGACGCATATTCCTGCCCGAGGAACGTGGAATCGTAGTAGAAGATGACGCGATGGGTACGATGGTAATAGTAGTACTCCATGAAGTCCTCGCACAGTTCCTCCAGTTTGCGGTCGTATTTGACAAAGAACGATTTCAGGACACGGAGTTTACCGTCATCGCCCACCTGGCCGCACACGAGCCAGTTGATGAGCGCGTTTGCATCAAAGGCAATGATAATCGGTTTGTCCGCCTCCAGATCGCCGTCGGTGCGACAGTCATTGGGGATGCCACCTTCATTATTGAGGGCTTCCAGCTGGAGCACGGAGTTATTCGGTGCCGTATAGAGGTTCACCGACTCGCGCATACCGCCATAGAAACCGTCGAGGGAGATACCCACACGGATGCACATGATGGACGTCATGAAGGTAAGCAGAGGCAGTTCACGCTTCATGCGCTTGACGAACTCAGGCCCCAATACGGCGAGGTTCGTGATGCTGGAGTATTTACAGTAGAGCAGGCACTTGGAGCGGAAGAAGTTCAGCTGCTCTTCCTCTTTCCTGATCTTTTGTTCATAGTAGATGGCACGTTCAGGGTGCTTCTTCATCTTCTGCTTCAGTACCCATATATGATTCACCAGCCCCTCGATGACCCGCACGAGCGCCGGATCCATCTGCTCCTCATAGCGGAAGTACCAGGATCCTTTCTTGGTCATGGCCGTATCGGAGGTGATGGTCATGCCATGATGCAGATAGCACTTGCCAAAGTACATCTGATTGCCACGGTTCGCCTGGAACGTCTCATCCTTCAGCTGCTCGAAGTCGAGAAGCTTAGCTTCGTCCAGAATCACGTAGTCGAGAGACAAAGAGTTGCTGGTACCGCTTCGGTCCTGGCTGATCAGGTTGATGATGGAGCCATTGTAGAATGCAATGGTATTTTCCCAGTTGGCAGGCTCGAAGATAGGCTTCTTCCAGCCGAGGGCCTTCCATGGCTTTTTCCCTACGGTATAATGGCGGTCACGTCGCAGCCCCCAATTCTCCCAGTGTATCATCCATGAGGGAACGATGTTTGTCAGGCCACGTTTCACGGACGGACAGACGGCAGCGCCGCAGGATCCTTCCATCAGTTGAGCAGACTTAAGACCACGCCCTGCCTGTACAAGACCCTTACCGAAACCACGTCCGCACTCAGCCACGAGGTCGCGCGGCATCATCAGCAGCATGTAAGCCTGACCATCGTTCAGGTACTGCTCAAATATCGGTTCCTGCAGTTCCATCCTCTTCTACCTCTTCGTAATCCGTATAATCCTTCTCTTTCTCTATCTCACGGCTATAGCGCTTGTTCATCGTATCGATATCCTTACGCAGTGAGGCCTCATTGTCATAGCCTGGAATCTTAAGCGCAGCGGGATTGCTGGTAAACACGACACCAAAGAGCGGGATGCGGTCGTAGTTCGTATCCGGCTCATCCTCCTTATCGGTGCGGTTATTCAGCACACGTACCTTCTCGATGGCGGCTACGGCCTTGTGCTCTCCGGCACGGCGTGCTGCCTTCAGGTCTTGTTCCAGATCCTGGTTGATTTTCCACCGCATGAAGTTACGGCTTGCCTGCTGCATGTTGCCCAGGATGATCTGCACCAGGCGCACGTCATCGTAAGCCTGTGCCCTGCCCACATTGAAGAGTGCCATATCCTGCTGCATGATATCGCGCTCGAATTTATCCGGGAACTGGAGCCAATAGGCGTACAGTCCACGCAGGCGGTGAAGCCGCTGGATAATGGTAGGACTCACTCGTTCTTCGAGGAGTTCTTCATCGCTCTTTACGATGTACTTTGTATAATCATCGAGGTTGGTAGGCAGTGGCATAGCATCTTTTTTTTAGACGGTTATTTCATTCAGGATGCGCTCGATGCGCTGCTGACAGTCAGCGATGGCCGAAGGGCTGCCGGCACGCATCAGGTCCAGCTGCTGCTGGCGCAGTTCCTTATCGGTCTCTTCCAGTCCTGAGTAGTAGGCACGTCGGGCAGGATGCCCGAGGGTGTTGATATCGTCATGAAGCTGCACTTCATCAATACCCAAACGGAAAGACACCATCGATGGGGTCATTAGTGTTCTCGCGCACCCGGTTATCTCTTTCAGTAATTCGGTTGAATAGTCCATTGAGTTGTATTGAGTTTTTATCCACGATATCGCGCAATCCGCTGTAGAGGTCATAGAATGCCATCTGGTCAGTCGTGACCATGGTACATTCCGCACGGTCGCCGTATGTCTGGTTCTGTGAGGAAATGACAGACACCAGGTGTGTGTCATTCTGCACGAGTACGATCTTCGAGTGGTTCATCCCCAGATATACGGAATCAAAGCACGACTGCATCAGACGGTAAAGATGCAGCGTTTTCCTAGAGGCCTTCAGGTCAGCCAACAGTACGCTGTGACCAATGAGTTTCTTCTTACGGAGGTTGTAGAAGCCATTCAGGAAAGCCTCGCTGGTGCTGAAGGTGCTGACATATACATCAGCACGCCCGGTCTGCTGAAGAATCCAGTTCAAGAGACCGAGCGTATGGAGTCCAGTACCCAGATAGCACTGAGAGGCGCACTTATTCAGTGGCTTGAGAATCGTCGCTATGTTCCTGCCCCTGCCCATCTGAATCAGAAATCTCGAGTTTGATGTCAGCCTCCGTCAGCTGCTGGCGGAGTTCATCCTTGATGACCTGTTTCGTGCGGATCAGCACGTCGACGCGCTGCTGTATGCGGTCGCGCCAACTCTCCAGTTCCTGAGCCTGAGCCTCAGTGAATCCTTCCTGCTTGGCTGCAGCGACCAGGGCAAGCAACTTGGGCATGTTCTTGGAGATATAAGGGCGTGCGGCATTGATGGCCTTCACATCCTCTGCAGTCAACTGCACCTCTTCGGCATCAGGAGTCTGAGTCCCTGCTTCCTCGTTTACGTCAACGAGCACGTAGTGGTCGTAGATGTCGAAGTCCTTCTTATAGTCTGCCCACAGTTCGGCGATGGCCGATGTGAACTCATAGCGGTCGCAGGCGGCGGTGAGGGTCTTACAGGTCTCGTGGGCCTGTTTGATCTTCTTATAGCGCTCTGCGTTCTTATCCCAGATGGCACGGATGATTTCAGGAAGGGTGTCATGGTCGGTACGCTTGCCGCGTGCGACGATGGCATCCGTCTGCTTGTATGGCTCCTCAGAAGAGAGCGCCGGAGCAGGGAGGAAACTATCCTCAGGAATCTCACCGAGGGCTGCAGCAGCCTTATCAGTGGTTTCCTCTGTGTCAGCAATGGCCTTGCCGATGACAGGGAGAATTTTTTTCTCCAGCTTTTTCACATCCTCGAGATTAATGTCATCCTGAAGATAAGCCAGGTGTTTCTTCAACTCATAGACCATTTTCTCCTCATAGTGAGAAGGCTTTCGCATCATGGTGTTGTACATGGCGCGGTTGCGGTTGCACTGCAGCACCATCATAGCACCGTTGGCCAGGTCGGCCTCAGTGTGCTTTTTCTTTGAGAGCCATTCTTCAACTCTGGCTCGAAAAAGTTTGTCTATACCGTTCATATTTTTCTAATTAAAAAGGCGGAACGAGGCAATTGAGCCGCATCCCGCCTCCGTTTTTTATTAACTAATCTGTATGAATAGAGAAAATGAGGCTCTATGGATTGGCAGTAACCTCACCAGTCGTGCAGTCTAACTCACCATCTGATACAGGAAGTTTTCCGTAATAGAAGGGAGCAGGCATCTCATCATCGGCAACGATCTCAAGAACCGTCTGGTTGGTGTCTGTGGGAGACTGACCAGAGTCCTGACTGGGATTCACCTCTGCAGGGAACTGATCAGAGCCGACTACGCGGAACTTACCCGTGCGGGTAGGAACCACGGCAACAACCTCTGCATTGAGAAGTTCGGCACTCAAGCCGGTGATTTCCTCCTCAGTGCCAGGAGCATTACCAGTGTAGGTATTCTTGAAGGTCTTCGAACCGAAGGTTCCCTGAGGCTCACAGACCAGCTTGCCGTTGTTGTTGATGATGTCCACCTGAGCGAAGAACTTGCCTTCAGCCATCACGAAGTCGTTGGCAACATTGGAGTTGCCGGACGCGATAGTGGCGGGATAGGTGGGAATATTCGACAGTGTTGCACCCTCTGCTGAGCGGTCAGCCAGCTTCGGGAACTTCACGATATCACGGATATCCGCGATATATACGCGCTTCTTTGTTCCGGGAAGCGATTTCTTGCCCTGGCAGAACTTGACGTCCTGAAGCAGGGTCTTCTCGTTTGAACAATCTTGTGGCATTTTCTTTCGATATTTAATGTGAATGAAAGAGGGGCGGCAGCCCCGACGCTTTTAATCCTTAGCCGCCAGCCCCGATACCTTATTCATCAGATGGCGGTAGTGCCATCGATGGTAGCGAAGAGGATACGTTCAGCGTCGATGCTCTCGTACTGAACGCCGAAGAACATCGTAGCGATGAACTGGAGCACGAATGCCTTGAAGCGTGCCACCTCGACATTCTCCTTATCAGAGATCTGGTCGACACCATAGAGCATGTTGCGCTTGGTGGTCAGCTGCAGGAACGGTGAGCCGTTCTTACATGACAGCGGAACGAAGGTGACGTTCTCGAAGCCTTCGATGACGTACTTGTGGAACTCGCGGTTGTACGCAGTACCGCCAGTGGTGGTCTTGTAATCCTCCTCGTAGTCCCAAACGACGTGCTTCGGGCAGAAAAGCAGAAGCTCTTCCTCATCCATGAGGTGCTCGTTGGCAGCCCTACAGATGGCGCGAAGGACATCATAGGCATTGTTCTTGGTGATGGCCTCGATAACCACCTTGTTTCCAAGAGCGGTGGTGATAGCAGCGGGCTTTGCCTCGATGCCCTGAGCCACGTTAGCCTCGATGGCGGTCATCTCGGTCTTGGCGATGGTGTCAAAGCCGTTGAAGAGATCGTGCGTTGTAGAGCCATTGGCATTACGCACAGCTGTAAACAGCTCCTTATAGAGATGGTCACCCATCTTACGAGTAAGCATAGTCAACACCATACGTGCCAAGTCTGTATTCTTCATACCCTCACCGTGAAGCACAGAAGGGCCCCAAATACTCTGTACGATAGTGTTAGGACGGAAATTCTTCACAACACTGCCCAGATAGGTGAACAATGTGCGAGGTGTGATGTTAACGTCCTGGTTATCCTCACGATCCTCGTTATAAGGTCCGAACTGCATATCACCTGTCAGCGTACCAACGGTCTCTGCAACACGGACACCTACACGGGGTGTCATAAACTTCAGTGCCTTCTCAGCCTGATATACAGGAATCTGCAACAATGGCTTGCGCAGCTTACGGGCACTCTGAGCCAGCTCCTCAAAGGTAACCTCTGGCTCCTGAATCTGAACTTGTGAACCTGTTGCCATAATTAAAAGTTCTTGATTTCGTTCAACATCGACTGTGCGGTGATTTCACCTGCACCTTCGTCTACATGCTCTCCGGCAGGGACTTTGTCCTCTGCCCCTGGGGCTTTCTTGAGGTTAGCAATCTGCTGATCGCGCTCGTGCAAATCCTGCAAAGCCTTGTCGAGCTTTGCCTGGATGTCAGCCTGAGCATCCTTGGCTGCCTTTTCAGCATCCTTGGCTGCTCGCAAGTCCTTGCCCAGCTGATCCAAATGCCCCTCAATCTTTCCCGTCTGCTCCTCGGTGAGGGTAATCTTACCGTCAACCACCTCGAAGTTCTGTACACCCATCAAGGTGCACAAACAAGCAAATACTTTTGTCATGGGGTTTGTAATGTCATCGGTGAAAAGTTTAGGAAGTCGCTTCTTGATCCCTGCAGTCACCTTCTGCAGGAAACCTTCAGCTGGATTACCTTCCTGGTCCACGACGGCGGAAAGACGCTCCGTCGTGTCCACAGGCAGGGAAGGAAGACCGAAATCCTTGAATATGGAATTAGAAAAAGTTGTGCGAAGACGATTCGACTTCTTTTTCACGTCCTCATCTTCCACGATGTGGTCGATCAGCCCGAAGTCGAGAGCATCCTGAGGTGACAGCCAAGCTGCAGCTGTCATCTTCGTCATGCAGTCCTCAACACTCTTGCCGTTTTTCTTGGCATAGAGTGAGGCAATGACGCGGTCGATGGTGTCCAGATCCTTGCGTTCCTTTTGGAATGCAGCGATAATCTGGTCAAGCTGCTCTTTGTTGGCCATCTGCCACTCCAGCACCTGAGTTGAGACATTGTGGATGAGCATAAGCGATCCATCCACCATGTCAACCTCCTTTGCTCCCATGGTAAGGAAGGTTGCTGCACTTGCCGTCATGCCTATGATGTGGCAATGAACACGGCCATGATTCTTGATATGCTGGTAGATCTGCAGTCCTGCATCGACGTATCCGCCAGGAGAGCATACAGCAATATGAACATCCTCATCCTTGTGGGCATCGAGGAAGTTCTTAACCTGGTTAGCGGTGGTACCACGCTGGCCTGTCCACCAGTCGAAGGCAACACCGATTTCTCCGGAAATGATAAACTGATATTCCATTATCTACTCTTTGATTTTCTACGGCAAAGGTAGATAATGGAATTCAAAGGAAAAAATACCTATTAATCAGCTATTGAAGGTATGAAACAGCAAGATTGCCAGGAGATTGTAACCTCATTGAGCTGATTTTCGGTGATTGCCTCCGGCATTGTTTCGCCCATAGACGCAATGGGATATGGCCTTTCGGCAGAACCAATAAGTCTATAGCTACCATCCTGCAGACGGCAACGGTAGGCAAATCTGTCATTATCAACCAAATCCTCACAGGTCTTTAATATGAGTTTGGCAGACCAAACAGTGTTTTTATCCTCCACCTTATCTGAGATAGTCAACTGCGCGTGTGGCTTTATCTTAATGGGTAACCAACTGACACCGTTTGGGAGGCGAACGGAAGTCTTGGAAATTCGAACCATGCCAATCAGACTTTCGACTGGTGTTCGTTCAACTGCTGTGATGATTTTTATCTTTTTCATCTTTTATCGGGTGTTAACGCCTTTTATCGGCATTGTTTGCATTTTATCGGGTATTATCGCCCAGTAAAAATAAAGGGTATATCATGGTTAAGAATAAGAGAGTTATTTTTTGTTAATTACTTAATTATGATTTCTTTTGCGGCGCCTGAGGTCAATCCCTTTTTTTACATAAGAGTTGCGAAGTCGATTGTAGCGCATCAGAATCGTACGATCGTATTCTATATCTATGCCGTGTTGTTCACACCACGCATCAATGGCAACAAGGACTGAGCAGCCGATAGTTGACATATCGTTAAGTTCGTTCCACATCATTAGTTTAAATGTGCGCTCAATACAATCCACAACAGCAGCCTTACCTTTCGGACCGAGATAGTTATATGTCTCAGGATTCTTCTTTTCATTGTCTGGAATACATACAGCCGTCAGACCCTCGGCTGCTGTATCGGGCTCTTTATCCTTAGGAAGTTTCTGAGTGAACTGCAGAATGGTTGCATTTTCAACCGACTGCGGTTGAAACTGGATAGGGTCACCGTAATGGTGATGCAGCCATTGTGCCACAAACGGCTGTAATTGAAGGTAAACAACAAACTTGCTCATATTAAAAAAAATAGGTTTTGGGTGCAAAGTTAAGAAATTAATCAGAAAACAATCCGCTTTTTGACGGAAAATTTTTCTCGCGCACACGTACACACTATGTGTAGCATTATGTAGCAACGAGAAACAAAGAAAAAAAGTACTGATAATCAGTTAGTTACGTTTGTAGCATATTTGTATTATGCTACATTTTTGCTGCTACAATGCTACAAACATATAGTTAAATAACTCCGTTGCTACAAATTGCTACATCGTTGCTACAAAATAATCGGCAATGCTACATTGCGTTTTACGCTGATAATCAGACAGTTATAAAGATGCTACAAAATGCTACAAATGTAACACCCTATTTTTCATTTCTCAAAGTCGTTTTTGCGGGGCTCTAAACGCGTATGCACGCCTGGAAAACGCACGAAAAAAGCGGCTGCCTCTCGGCAACCGCCCACCCAAAGATAGACCAGTGGAAAGATTATATTAATAGGGTGCAATTTCTTCTGACTCACGGAACAGCTCTCCTTGTTCCGGCTCTTGACGGGGAATAGCATCATTTTCGCCACCAGCATAGGTATCAAGCATAATGCCATACTTCTGACTTACAATCTCATAGTTGAAGCACATAGGACGATCCTGGCTCCACACTGTTCTGAAGCCTTGTGTCTTACCTTTATCGTCCAGTATCTCCTCGCGCTCAGGCATACCATTGATATTGAACTTCTTGAATCGTTCTGGACTTGTGGTATAACCATAATATTCCGGAGTAATCTCCAGATAGTGCAGCATTGATTCCTGAGGCAGCACCTGCTCGTCCATTCGGCGACCCTGTTCTCTGTATGTAGATAGAACCACGTTCTTTCTGATCATCAGGATTGGCATGTTCTTCTCGAAATCCATCTCCTCCTTCTGCTTCGAAGTACGCAGTTTCTGCTTGTACCGGATTTTGTAATCCTGGTCCTTAACCAGAATTCCCTTCTGAATGGCAGAGCTGATGATGTTCCAGAACCCAGCCACTTCATCGACGGATGCAGACATCTCATTCTGCCTGAGGATACCTTTTGCGGCCAGTTCCAGCAGCTCTTCATATTTAAATGGGAGATCGAGCACGTCTTCCAATGATATATAGGTAGCCAATAGTACTGTCCAGTTGCCTTGTATACGGTCAACAATAGAGCCTTCACCCCTGAGTGCATACTTCACGTCGCTCTCTGCCTTTCGCCAGGCAGAACCGAATGAGGCCTCGAACTTATCGCGGTGTTTCAGTATCTCAATGGTGATATGCGAGGCACCAAGCATACGCCAGTGCTGCAGGTCGGCAAACTCTTGTCGTTCCTGCTCACTGAAAGAGTGCTTATCGTATGTCAGGTAGATAAGACGGGTGAACAGTGCAGGATCTGCTGTCGGCATCTCCTGACCGGTAATGATGACTGCAGAGTCAACACGTGCCTGCTCGCGCTTCTTATCCTTATCCATATTCATACGCATGCGGCCTACTCCACCCCAGATATCTTTCAGGAACTGGAGTTTCTTGATATCGATGCCATTCTTATATTCGTCGAGATGCACCAGGGCATTCGACACAGAAGCTACGGCATCGGCCAGCGATGGGATTGAAGATTCAATGTTTGGAGCCTCGTAGTCTATCTGAAAGAAGCTCATGAGTGTTTGAGCCAGTTCTGTCTTTCCTGATCCTGGAGGACCGAACAGGTTCAAGAGAGGAATCTTCACACCTCTGTTGCGGATGATATTGGCAAAGAGAGAGGCCATATAGAAAGTAAGCGCCACCCGGGCGTTTGGTCCGAACACGCGGCAGATCTTAGTGAAGTATTCCTTCAATGATATATTTGAATATCGGGTAAGCTGGAACTTACGCTCGTTGACATATAGTTCCTTAGATGTTTTGTAAAGCTGTGACAGAGCTGGAAGATAAAACTTACCGGCTTTCAGGCGCACAATACCCATTTTATCAATATCGTGCCAGTCGGAATCTTCAAGAGCTCCGTTAGAGAAAGCATAGAATCCTTCCTTCTGCCATCCCAGCTGCTTAATCTCGACTGCTGTTTCTGTAACCTTGGCCAGGTAACTCTGTAGCTTTATCAGTTCCTGGTCGCTGGCCATCCATATATAGTTGCCGATACCCAGCAGTTTTTTTCTGAGAGACTTGGATGATGTCAAAACTTCCATATCCAGTTCTATAATCTCCGGTTTATCCTCATCCTCGTTGTTATTAATCTCGAACAAACGTACAGGCCTCAGGTCGTCCTTGATATGGAATAGAGGTTTAAGAGTGAAATTCGACCATTGAGTTTCGTCACCATCTTTATTGGTACCATAGTAGCAGTGATGCTTCTCGATGAACCCGAACTGGCGCAACATATCGATATCGCCATTCTTATTCTTGCTCGAGATTTTTTCTTGTCTTCTGCGCTTTGCCGAGTTTAAGGCATTTCGCCACAGCTGCTTGTTACCATCATAGTGTGGCAGCTTGCTTAAATAGGTTTCCTGAAGGTTTTCGTCCTTGATACATACCAAAAGGTCACACACGCTATTGATGACTTTCTGGCGTTCCTCAGTCGTGGACTCTTTATCCAGTTTCTTTTCTACATACCAAAGAAGGAACTCCTTCTCCGTCAATCCTAACAGATCCGTTTCTCTATTGATGAATTCGTCAGGATCCACCTTCTTCGGATGTTCCCCATCGAGGTCATTAGGAATTTCACGAACAGAAACGGTGAATCCGCATTCCATGGCTAAGGCTCCGTTCTTCAGTACATTCTTGAAGCCAGCCCCCAGTTTCTCTCCTGCTTTGGGGACATCACTGTCAGGTATGAAGCAGAGAGTAATATTCTGCATACGGTAGTCGCGTAACAGCTCGAATTGCTCACGTGTCCAGGCGCCACCCAGAGATGCTATTGTGTTCAATATACCAACAGACTGCAGCTTCATCACGTCCGGCCCGCCTTCAACCAGGAACACCTTCTCTTGTCGGCGGGCCGTTGCTATTGCTTGCTCGATACCAAATATCGAACGGCTCTTGTGATAGATATCGCTTTCGCTGGAGTTGATGTATTTGCGATCATCCTCCCCGTCCATGGTGCGAGCTGTGAAACCTATAATATTCGAATATCTGTCACGAATAGGAATCATTAATCGGTTGCGATACACGCAATAAAGCTGATGGGTCCTTTCACTCATCTTCAGGATTCCCATTTCCTGAAGGATGTCAAAGTTAAGCCCTTTCTTCTCGCAGTACTCAATAACCTTCTTGCCGTCCTTTGGTGCAAAGCCTATGCGCATTTCCTTACAGTAGTCTTCATCCCATCTGCCGAGCATATAACCCTTAGCCGCCTTGGCCTCCGGATCGTCCTGCCATAGCTGATGATAGAACCACTGGGAAAGATGGTCGTTGATAATGCGCATGGCTTCCATCTTCTTATGCTTTGCCTCTTCCTCTGGCGTCGATTGGATGTCCGCATCCTGTAAATCAATATGCAGTTCATCCTTCAACAGTTTCTTGACGGCCAGCGGAAAGGGAAGGTTCTCGATCTTCTCTATGAACTTGATGACAGTGCCGCCCTCCTGGCATGAACCATAGCAGTGCCACAGGTTCTTGGCGGTGTCAACACAGAACGACGGAGTTTTCTCCTGATGGAAGGGACAGCACGCCCATGAGCGATGTCCCTTGCGCTTCATCTCACCAACGTAGCCCGAGACAACCTTCTCGAGGTCTACGCGGTCGATGATCATGTCAATGTACTTTTGGTCTATCATTACTCTTCGGTCTTACTTTTGGTTGCAAATATAGTGATTGTCAGGCAGGATGTAAAATACACGGTATCAACCGTTCATACAACTACTACCTCCCTGATTTGAATATCTACATACACGTTGATGTTCTGGAACGTTCTGCGCGTCCAGTCTCTCAACTCCACAGCCTTCAGACGGCTGCATGGCAGGCTGATGGCTTCGCGTCGCTGACCGTGCCATAGACCTGTAACTACATATAGTGGGGGGGGGTATTTTCATTTTAATTCTTCATATTCGTCAAATTCAATTTTCCCAGCTTTCATCAAACGTTTGTTCCTTTCGATGAAGTCAGGCTGTTGTTGCTGCATTTTTAGGCAGAAACGTTCTTTCTCTAAGATGCTATGGAATCCATCAAAGCATTGCATGAGATTTTCAGGTTCTGGAATGTGATCAGGAACCTCTAATTCTCCATAAGCGGTTTTCCATACAGTCATATTAATCAAAGTTAATGGTACAATTCAAGTATGCATCTAATACTGCAGTCATTCCACAGTCTACTCTCAGATCATCATTTTCCCTCACCTCATAGATTGGTCCATGAATCTGACGGTCGAAGCTTTGCACAAAAGGTTCGCCCAGCATAAAGTCTGCACTCATCACCATGGGAGTGTCAGGTGAGAAATCCTTTAGTTTCTCCATAACCTCTCCGACAGTCAGCGCCTTATTAGGATTCTGGTATTCGATAATTTTTCTGACATCGAACTTAACCGGGAATAGGCGACCGTTTGGAGCCTCCTCGTAAATTGGCTTTTGAAGAGCCATTGCAAGCATCAGCTCAGGCTTGCTTCCTGGCGAATTATGCCAATCCTCCAACACGAGCACGGCATCGCATTGTGCCAATTGCACAAGGTCAAGTAGCATGATCTCCTGATAGAAGGAAGTATCATAGTCAGCTGCTTGCGCCAGGCTCTCTGCATGGCGACCTAGGCCGCTGGTTGTAGGGTTGAACACTTCGTGACCTCTGCTTCTTAGCATATCCTCGGCTTTCTTGAACTTGGCAAGTGTCTCCGGACTTGGATTGTCCTTGCCGATTTTTCCACAAACGTAAAATTTCATATTATTCAAATTTTAATTGACTTTGTTCCTGTGTAAAGTTCCAAACTAAAACCTCGTGCTTTCTACGTGGTTTGTGAATAAGAGCTGGTATCATGCTCTTCAAAGAGATAACCTTAGTATTCCAATTGTTGGCCTCGCAATACTCCTGCAGTATATCACTGCTGAAATTCGATAGGATGAACTTCCCTTGAATTCCGGAAAGGACATCGAGCAGCAGCTTGAAGTCTTCCTTCTTATAGCCCTTATAGTGCTTTTGTTCTGCACCGATATACGGAGGATCGAGGTAGAAGAATGTATCTGGAGTGTCACGTTCCTTGATAACGTCGATGGCATCATGACAGGAGATCTGCACTTTGCTGAGCCTATCGTAAATCTGCGATGTAAAGCGCTTCCTGTGATTGTCCATACCGATGCCAATATGTGAGCCACCCGTTCCGTTGTCCCTCTTCCATCCTCCTCGAGGGGTGGCCATCACGCTCATGTTCGTCATCACCCAAACAGCCCAGGCCTTATCGAGTTTGCTTCGATATCTAGGATTGTTGTAGATAGTCCTGGCTTTCTTGAACTCACTTTCGCTGTGTAGAGTGTTCTGGATCCTGTGCTGCAAGGCCTCGAAGTTATCCACACATTGCTGATAGAAGTTAATCAGCAGATCATTGGTGTCATTGATAACTTCAAGGAATGACGAACCTTTGGCAAAGAATATCGCGCCACCACCAAAGAACGGCTCCACATATATCTTGTGGGCTGGCATCAATTCCAGAATCTCATTTGTGAGAATCTGCTTGCCTCCGTAATATGTGATAGGTGTTTTCATTCTTCGACAGATTTGTTTTCTCTTGGGCAGAAGCTGCAATCAGGAAGGTCACAGCCATAGCAGGGTGACTCGATGTAACGCCCGTGTTTGTCAAATTCAGGAAAATAACTCATACGCTTGTTTTCTCTACTTTGTAACCTTTATCTCTTAGAAAGTCAGCAATCATTTCTTTATCACCGACATCCTCTAAAACATCATAAATGTATGTTTCAACGTATTCTGCAATAGCAGATGCAGAAGCATACCTGATGTTTTCGTCTATAAACTCAACTTTCTTTGTTCTGCCTATCGAGTCGAACAACTTATCTAATTTCTCTTCTGTACTCATAATCTCTATTTTTTACGATTAACCTTAATATCTATGGATGGCGGGTGCCATCAAATTCGTATTCTGAGTCTCTACCCTCTACTTCGTCCCAATGCTTTTTGCAGAGCTCGAAGATCTTATCATCGAGAAAGTTGCTTCTGCTAAATATATTCTCAAAAGATGCCAGCAGGTCGCCTGTACATTCCATCATGCTAAAGTTCACTTCTTTGTCTATTATCGATTCAGTGGTAAGATATGCCGATACCTCTACGCCATAGTAGCGGAAACTCAGCTCGTAGGTTATCGGGCGCTTCTGACCCTCTTCGTCATAGTCCCAATAATTCAGCTCTACGTGAGTGCAATAAAGGTTCTCTTTCAGCTCCACCGTATCGGGACCATAGATTTCCTTGATATCGTAGGGCTTTCCGCAGAAGGGACAGTATTTAGGCCATAGGGATACCTCCTCCCACTTCTGCTGATACTCACCTGGCTTACCCTTAAACTTCGGTTTGTGGTAAATGCCGTTTACAATCACACGTCCGGACAGCACCTCGCAGTTCACGGTGGCCGTCTCGTTAAATTTTTCCTTCAATAATTTATCGAAGTTCTTAATACAATCACATCCCATATTTATTTAAATTAAAATGATTCACCAAAAGAAAGAGGGCAATAAGCAAAAGATTGAGGTGCCCTGTCAACAACTAAATCCTCTAATGTTACTGCACCATCTTCGAACCGTTTTACCTTGCCTATGCGCCACAGGTAAATAAACTTTGCGTTAGAGCGATACGTGTCAACGTATTCTTTAGACACAGCAAGCATTTTACACGTTTCTTTCGTAAGGGAAAACAAGCCGCTAACAGTCTGTATCTCATCGACGCGACACCAACAGTGTATTCTCTTCGTGCCTTTCTCGACGACAAAGAAACCATCCACTCCAACTTTCATGTGTTTGGGTCTGCATTTGCGCATCTCGAAAGTCTTTGTTCCTTCTATGATGGCTATAATCAATTGTTTGGTAAGGGTTATAACAACATTCATACAGACTCCTCCCTTACCATCAGATGTTCCATACCATAATGCTGCATCCACTCATTATAGTGGGCGATGGCAGCATCACCAGTGAGGCCCTTGCGTTGGCGGTCGGCCAGTTCCTGACGCGCCACCGCAGCCTCTTTTCTCATCTGCATACCCATAGAGCGTCCCTTTTTCTCTATGACTATTAGATTTGTTAGAAAATCACTTTTACTCATATTCACACGGTTTTGTTTCTATTCGGTCTATATAGCAACCGCACTTCATGCATCTGGCACCATTGATGCAGTTGCGTTTGTCTTTGCACGTTTTACAATCCGGATGCATTGTTTTAAGTTTAAAGAGGCCGCCCGCCACAAAGATTATCGACTCGTGTATTAATTTTATTATGGCTTGGCGGGACGGTCTCTGTTTAGATATTGTGGATTCGCAAAACACGGATGATCTCCCTGCAGTTCTTGGCACCAAGTTTCTTTTTCAGTTTCCAAAGCTGCTGCTTAACTGTAGATGGAGATTTCCCCAGCTCTCTTGCAATCATATCGAATGTGTCACCCCTCAGGTACAGTTTGGCGACTTCCTTTTCTGCAGGCGTCAACCTGTATAGACTCTGAGGTTTACAGATGATATTTTCATCCTGGCATATTCCCCTAAGAGGACAGCGGACCTCCTCAAAATGGAGTATGTCCCTCTCAATATCTGGAGTAAGCAAATCGTGTTCCCCAAAGTTGCAGCGGATAAAGCGCTCAATAATAGAGAATGCGGCTACATCCTTAGCTGCCGAAGAATTGTTCTTAGGCTTGTATAACAAGCAAAGCCTTGCCCATGCTCCAGGGAACCTCTCTTTGATAATACCCAGCATCTCCAAACAGATACCTGTGCTGAACCTGGTAAGCCGCTTCTCCTCAGCTTTACCCTGTTTGTAGTAAACCTTGCCGTCTGGAGATACCCTGAATTCTACTGCCTCCATACGCCCGTCTCAATAGTTTTGATGATATTCTCTTCCTCATCACGCCGCAGCGGGCTCACAGGATCCCTCCTCAGTTTTCCACTCATGGTTGAAGATGGGTAGTCATACCTCTGACTGAGATAACGAAGGAATTTCCCTTTGTCCTTTTTCGTCAGGTTTTGATAATAAACCCTCACGTCAATATTCTGATTTTCTCCCATAAATTATTTGTATATTTAAAATTTTATGTTTAATTTTGTCGCAAAAGTAATATTAAAAAACCAAACTTCCAAATAAAGTCGGAAATAATTATCCGTCTTTTGATGGATTTAACTTATTTTTACCGATATGAGATATGAATGTATCAATATTGACTTAAAATTCCTGAGCAAAGTAATCAAATCTCGGGGGTTAACAGAGCGCCAGTTTGCTATTCTTATGTGGGGAGAAGGCACGCACCGGACCATTGGTGACTTTCTTCGCCGTCCAAACACCACCATCGGGACCGCAATGAAGGTGTGCAACATCTTAGATATATCTTTGGATGATTTCTTCGGTGGCTCGGACAAAATTGGGACATCTCCGCATATAGTAGGAAATCAAAACATTATTAATTCTTCCGTCATTAATCAGGATGTTAAGTCATTGCAAGCAGAAATTAAGACTCTGAGATTGCTAATTAAGGAAAAAGATGAGAGAATTTCTGATTTAAAAAAGGTTAAGGATGAACTTGGATCCAGACTTGATATGGTTTTAAAGCTCGGACAGATTTCAGACAGTTCTAAATAAAAATCATGAGAAAGAAACATAATATTGCGGACGAGCAACTGGCTTTTGATGAACAAGAAAAATTCCCTCTAAAATCCTGCCTCCGCAACTAAAGAGGAGATGCAAGCTGAAAGGCTTGCATTTTTTGTTTATATCCCTCCCCCCGACTTACTGCCAGATTAAACTGCATACAAAAAAAATGATCCGATCGTCAGGGCTCAGGCCCTCGACAATCGGATTATCAGATTTACTTTTTCATTCTTGCTATAACCTTTCGGTAGTAACTGTTAGTAGTTTTTATACCATAATTCATACCACCATTCCAAGAACGTATAGCCTTCTCGACGCTGTTCTCCGGGTTAAAATAGCTTTGAATCAGAAGGAACATCTCTTTCGATTTTTCTACACTATAACGGTCAGCTAAAGTGTATCGCTTCTTACTCTTACGTTTACTCAGGATGTTATTACATTCCTTAACGAGTACTGGAGTAATCTGCATCGCGCCTACCGAGTTTCCACTCACGGCCTTAGGATTTCCTTCGCTTTCCACTTTAATAATTGCATCCATCACTGGATTCCAGTCAAAGCCTAACGTTTTGTTGCTCCGTGTACCGAAACCTTCGGCCGAAACCGACAGAGTTACCAAGAACAGAGCCATTAAGCTCAAAACTGCCTTCTTAATAAAACCAATCATAAATCTCTATACTTTAGGCGGAGGGTTCTCGCGAACAAACCGCGTTATCCTTTAGATAAATTCATTAAAATTGAGAGTACCGACTTCACGTCGGAAATGCGTTCATATCAGCGCTTAGTTACGCTTAACCGGTGCAAAGATACGACGAATGACCTTACCGCCCAAATATTTTTAGCTTTTTTAAGCATTATTGGGAAGTTTCACGATTTAAATCAAGTATTGTTTTTTTATTCTAAATCCACAACAGTGATGCCTGCACCACCAAACTGCACATGCTCGTCGCGGTAGTGCGAAACGTTAGGAATAGTGCCCAGATACTGTCGGATTAGCTGGCGCAGAATACCTGTTCCGGTACCATGCAGAATGCGTACACGACTCACTCCTACCAGTATAGCATCGTCTATAAAATAGGTAATGGCATTAATAGCCTCGTCGCCACGCATACCGCGCACATCTATATCTTGTTTAAAGTTCAGTTTTCGATTATCAATCACATTGCGGGTATCCTTCGATACCACACCATACGAGCCAGCAATATTGCTGTTACGTTCCTCGGCCTTGGTCTGCTGCTCCTTGGGTTTCTCGGCATGCTCCAGGCGCTCCAGGCGCATCTTGGTTTTCATGCCACCAAATACTACCACAGCCTTTCCGCCATCGATACTATCGATAACACCCACGCTGGTAAGACCCTTGATACGCACGGTATCGCCAACTGCCAATGGCGCCTGGCTAGTGCTAGCATTACTAGAAATACTAGTATCTCTAGTGCTGGCCGCGGCCGATTCGGCCGCTTTACTAGATTTTTCCTGCTTACGCTTCTCTCTGCGCTCCTTACGCTCCTGAATCTGGCGCATCTTCTTGGCAATGGCTTCATCAGTAGCACGGGTATCAACCTGAGCCAGCTCCTCCTTAAAGGTATCCAGTTCCTCGCGAATCTTGCGGGTACGCTCCTTCTCGGCCTGGGCCTCACGTATCTCACGGATGGCGTTTTCTATCTTCTTATTACTCTCGCGCAACAGCTCCTCGGCCTGCTCTCGGGCCTTGCGCAGAATAGCCTTGCGCTCTGCTTCAATCTCTTCTACAGCAGCCTCCAAGCGCTCACCACTGGCCTGCAGTTTCTTCTCGTGCTGGTGGATAGTCTGTCGCTTACCCTCCCAGTAACGCTTATCGCGCACAATATCCTGCAGGTATTTATCACTCTGGATATAATCCTGCCCCACGATATCACTGGCATCCTTAATCACCTCTTCGGGGATACCCGTCTTACGGGCAATCTCGATGGCAAAGCTCGAACCAGGCTGACCAATCGACAGCTGGAACAAGGCCTGCATCTCATGTCGGTCGTACAGCATGGCGCCATTCACCACACCCTCGTGATCGTCGGCAAAATGCTTCAGGTTCTGATAGTGAGTGGTAATCACGCCAAAGGTACGCTTCTTCCAGAACTGCTTCAGCATGGCCTCGGCAATAGCACCACCAATGGCGGGCTCAGTACCGCTACCAAACTCATCTATCAGCAACAGCGAGCGCTCGCCAGCCTGTTTCATCATCTGCTTCATGTTCATCAGATGACTCGAGTAGGTACTCAGATCGTTCTCGATGCTCTGCTCATCGCCGATATCAATCATGATACTCTCGAAGATACCTGCGGTAGAGCGATCACCGATAGGAACAGGCAAGCCGCACTGCAACATATACTGCAGCAAGCCAACCGTTTTCAGGCATACCGATTTACCACCAGCATTAGGACCACTGATAAGCAGCAGTCGTTTTGCACGGTTCAGCATAATATCCAGAGGCACCACATGCCCACCCTTCTTCTCCAGCGAGAGCTGCAGCAAGGGATGGATGGCACGAATCCAGTCGATAACAGGTTCGGCCTTTACGGTTGGTTCAAAAGCCTGAGTCAGCTCAGCCCACTTGGCCTTGGCCTGAATCAGGTCGATCATAGCCAACAGCTGATACGAGTCGATTATCTCGCGCACGTGCGGGCGTACCTCATCAGTAAAAACCGTCAGAATACGAATCACCTCACGACGCTCCTCAGCCTCCAGCTGTCGCACCTTATTGTTTGCCTCAACCACTTCGGTTGGCTCAATAAACACCGTCTTACCAGTAGCACTCTCATCGTGCACAATACCGTTAATACGGCGCTTTACCTGTGGAGCCACTGGTATCACCAGTCGTCCGTCACGCATAGCGGGGGCAGCATCCTTATCTACCAACCCATCGCGCTGGGCCGCATGCAATATAGTATATAATGTACGCGAGATACTACCCTGCGTTTTCTCTAAGTCGTGACGGATACCAGCCAGCGTCATCGAGGCCGAATCCTTCACCTTACCAAATTTATCCAGAATAGAGTCGATACGACGAATCATAGCGGGGAAGGTAGCCACGCCATCAGTTAAACGGTACAGGGCCGGATACGGATACACCACCTCGCCGTTAGGTTTCTCGTCGCCATCGCGCTGCAAAAAGCGCACAATGTTGGCAATTGTTTCCAACGAGCGACGCAAATCCCACACCTCATCCTCTTCAAGATGGGTATTCTCCAATCGTATGCGCGCAATGCTCTCGCGCACATCAAAGAAGTATTGCATGGGGAAATCATCGTGTTCGGCAGTCAACCTACGGAACTCGCGCACCTGCGTTAACCATTCATTTACTACATCGGCATCAACCGAGAAAGCCATTTCGTCGACTTTCTCCTGCCCCAAGGTGCTCTGGCAACGTGCCTTCAGCAACCTACGAATCTCATCGAATCCGAGCTTACGCTCAAAGTTATTTGGATAAATCACGGGTGCAAAGGTAGTAAAAATGGAGCAAAAATGCGCAAAATCACAAATATTTTATAAAAAGTTGGCGAAAAATTTGTTTATTCAAAAAAATCTCCTTACCTTTGCACCCGCTTTCGAGACAGAAGAGCACTGGAGAGATGGTAGAGTGGTCGATTACAGTAGTCTTGAAAACTACCGTGCTGAGAGGCACCGGGGGTTCGAATCCCT